GAGATAAAGTATGAGGACGAGCCAATAGACACAAGCACGGGCCTGATTAACATTGACATTGCTAAGGTCAAATCCGTTCTGTTTGGTCGTGGCCTTGCTGCTACCGATGTTTGGGACGGTACGATTCATGTTTCCGATTCGACCGAGATTGTTGAGGTTGTCAAGCCCACGATTATTCCCGTTACCGATTTGGTAAACCTTGCGACACATACGCCAATACCTAATGTTCTGTCTGATACGTTGGTTAACGTTTCCATCCCGGTAATGACGATTCTTAACGTAATCAACGACATGGGCGTTAATGCTTCTGAGAAGTCGGAATCTGAGGACGGAACACATGTGGTGGTTTATTGCGTCAACAGCAACTTTGAGTCTGATGTTATCTATTTCGACACCGACATTGTTAGCATCACGTTCAACACCACGCAGGGCAGCACGTTTGCTGTTTCCAACGATGGCGGTACTAGCTGGTTCATTTGGGACGGTGAGTATTTCGTGCAGCTTGCGAGCGGCGTAACGACATACGGTGATGCTGCTGTGATGAGCAGTGTTCCCGCTGATAGTTGGAATGCGTTTGAGGTCAATGGAATCAAGTTCAAGTGGACTGAGGGTGACCCTGAGATTGTGGATACCATCGAGATTGTAAAGCTTTCGGACGAGGGCGAAGGAGAGTGATTGTAATGGCAGGTTTGGAACTTCATGGACATACTAAGCTTGAGCTTTTCAACGCTGAGTCTGGAAAGCTTGAGGAATGCGTAGAGGACGATAACGAGCTTACTGGTGCGCTTGCAGAGATATTCCAAGGCATCGGTAGGTTTGGTGCTTCTGACTCAATGACGCAGAAGGTTGGTAGTGGTTATTGGACACGTGATGGTTATAGGCGTGAGTCATTCAGTTTGCGTCAGTGGTTCGGTGGTATGCTTTGTTTTGACAAGAACCAAGATAAAGACCATCCTTTCCCGTCCTACGATTCCGCAATCATTGCTAGTGGCGTTGATGGTCAGGCAAACATTGGAGCAAATGCAATTCGTGGTTCCTTTAACTCCATTGAGTCTGTGTTTGATTGGGAAGGCCACGAAATGAAGTTCGTGTATGATTTTGCGACTTCTCAGGGTAATGGACGGATTGCAAGCATTTGCCTTACGCCTTATCTTGGCGGCTATATGAATCAAGGTCGCTCACGCACTCAGGTCAATGTCTATGGGCTTCCAGTTGATGAGTGTTTCCAGCCAAACTATTATTCGCGTAGTGGTAGCGTTGCTGGTTCAAATGATGGAAGCGGTAATCCCGGCTATTGGCTTCCTATGTTTGGCTATGCAGCAAATGGGATTTCCTATCATGTTGAAAGTTGGGATTTGGGTTCTGATTATCGACCACTAAGAAGCGAGAACATGGGCCATGGCGGTTGGACTAAGATTCTTGAGCTTGACGTGATAAACAATCGTGTTTTGGTTGCCAATCTTGAGCTTAGTTCTGGCAAGCTTTACGTTACTTTTAGGCGCTATACGATGGCCGCTAACGAGATTAATGTTTGGTTTGGTAATGGTGACCAGAGCTGGCCGCATGACGATTCGCCTACGATTGAGCTTGATGCGCTGTATGACCACATCGGTTTCCAATACATGAATTATGACTATGAGAACCGCATTCTTTATGTCGTAGCAGCACCTTTTGATGTGCGTAATTATACGAGCACAGATTGGGATGCTTGTGTAAGGAATGGCGTAGAAGTTGCGTCAAATATCAAGGTGTACGGCATTCATGTTGACCCGACGATTTCAGACAACGTAGAGACTTTCACGATTGATACGTATACGGTTCCGAATAATACGAACGTAAGGCTTCCGCTCAATACAGCTTTGCGTGCTGGTAACCAAATCAGGGAATTGCAATTCTTCTGCTATGATGGCTACATGTACGTGTTTGGGCCAATATATAATGCAGATTATTGGTATACGGCAAAGAACTACAATATTTATAAGATTGAGCTTGCACACCCAACGAACGTGGTTCAGATTCAAACTAACGTGACAAGTTTTGCTCCACGTTATGCTACGGTTCTTGACGCGCATGATGGTAGGATTTGGCTCAATTTTGGTGGTAATGCAGTTCGTGTGCTCAATACGTATACCAATGAGCTTTATGCCTATGAGGAACTTTTGCACTATGATTGGCAAAACTATGCAGTGGTTCCGATTCGTGGCAGTAATGCTTTTGCTTGTGAGAATGGGCATTTGATTGGTGTTCGTCCTAATGTTTTAATGACGGTAAACAACATCACGCCTGTAACAAAGACGGCAGCACAGACGATGAAGATTAGTTATACAATCAGTGGCTAGTAAGGAGTAATGGAGAATGGCAACCCAAACGACAAACTACGATTTGACCAAACCTGCTGGTGACGATTTGGCACAGATTTCCGTGCTTAACGGAAATTTTGACATTATCGACGGTCAGATGAAGTCAAACAACGATTTGGCAGCAGAAGCCAAGCGGATTGCACAAGGCAAGCAAGACCCGATTACCGTTGACGATGTGCCTACTTATGGCAGCACCAATCCTGTTCAGTCTGGCGGTGTGTATGCCGCCTTGGGTGAGAAGCAGGACGAGCTTTCGGCAGGTGCTAACATCAACATTGATGGTAATAATGAGATTAGTGCAAGCCATTACGATGTTCAGACTTTGGCAGACACGACAAGTGCGGCAACGGCTGGCAGCGCTTCACAGATTACGATGGTCGATTCCGTCACACGTGATGATGAGGGCCATGTAAAGAAAATCAACACCAAGACTGTAACCTTCCCCACGATTGATTCAGCTCTTGACGATACGAGTAATAACCTTGTGAAGAACGGTGTTGTTTCCGCTGCTATCCGTGACTTGCAGCAGCTTACAGGCTTTGATACCGATGATGTTGTGGGCGTGTGCATTGACTTTGAGAATAAGACTTTCACACGCCTTGCAAATGCCGTTGGGCTTTCCGCTGGTGACGATTTCGACCAGTTCATTCCTTTTGGTGGTCGTAGGCGTTGTAACCTTTCCGATGCTGGTGCGGTGAATAAATATTATGGTGATACTGGCTATGCCGAGGATGGTTCACAAGGTCAGGTCATGGTGTGGCAACCAAAGTTCTATTACAAGGTTGTCCCTCTAAAGATGGTCAAGAACACCGACACGGCAGGTGCAAAGGGCTACAAGCTACGCAAGGCAAACTATTTCATTTCTGGTTCTCCACATGTGGGATTCAAGCTGCATCCTGCATTTATCAAGCCTGATGGCACGGAGCGTGACGGCTATTTCATCGGTGCCTATGAAGCTTGCATCTATGACGTTTCGGCAAGCACGTACATCATGGACGATTCGCAGGTCATGGACAACGCTAACGACAAGCTCAGTTCCATTGCTGGTAATCGTCCCATTTCTGGTCTGTCTCAGGACTTTACGCGAGTCAAGGCAGAGCAGATGGCACAGAATCGCGGCAGCAAGTGGCACGGCATGTACACTCAGATTGCAATGGCTGAGTTCCTTCTGATGTTCGTTGAGGGCGCTGGTAACCTGCAAACCGTTTTCGGTCAGGGTGTCACGGGAATCACCGACAACAGCTCTTACAGTTGTGCTTCTTACACTGGTAGCACGGCAGGATTTGGTAACAAGTCTGGTGTTGCGGCAAGTACGAACGATTATACTGGTACGGCACAGACGGCAGCAAACAAGGTCGCGTTTAGCTATCGTGGTGTTGAGAACGAGTACGGCAACATCTGGAAGTTTGTCTATGGCATGAACATTTGGGGCAATGGCACCATGGGTGGCGGCGAGCCTTATGTTTGCGACAATCCAGCAAACTTCGCAGAGAGTCAGAACAGCGGTAATTATGAGGGTGCTGGTTTCACTGTTGCCAATGCTGATGGTTGGATTAAGGCATTTGCTTATCCTGATTCTGGTAAGGAAGCGTTCGATTGGATGCTGATGCCGAATGAGGTAGGCAGCGGTGCAGATTCCAATTTGCCTATTGGTGATTATTTCTACAAGACCGCTAACCTTAATGGATACCGCATTGCTCTACTTGGCGCGAATTGGAGTAATGGCTTGACGGCCGGGTTGTGTTGGTATTTG